CCACTATGAGCAGAAGCAGTAGGATACTCTTTTATAATTAATGTTCCTTGAGTTTTCTTAGCAAGACTTTCCACCTTTGTATCAAACATAGGTTTAGGTAAGTCTGTTATGTCCTGTATATTGACATTAAGTAGATTAGCATCGATCCTCTCCGCAATCTTTTCCTCTGCCATTTCGAGAGTGATGTAGAGTACGTTTTTTCCTTGGAGTAAAGCACTGCTAGCCACATGGCACATGAATAAAGACTTTCCAACCCCTGTACCAGCAAGAGCAATGTTGAGAGTCTTATTCGGTAAACCTCCTTTCGTAATCTTGTCAAAGTATTCGAGGTCGAACGGGATCTTATCTTCCTTGCGGTGGTACGATTCATACCTTTCTTCATAGTCTTGTAAGTAGTCATGTCCTATATGATTATCGAAAGAAACAGCCAAAGCATCAGACAAAATAGCAGGAATAGCATCCCTTCCTTTAGTGTCATCCTTTCCATCTGCTAGTTGTATCGATTCCATAAGTGCCAAATATATAGCACGATCACGACACCACTTCTCAGTAGTATCAACTAACCAATTAAACTCAGCAGTCTCATCCTCAAATCCATTAATCAATTCAACAATATTTTTAAATGATTCATCATTAATATCTGTTCTATTTTCTATCTCAATACACAATACCTCTTTACTAGCAAGTTTATTATACTCACCAACAAAATTTGAGATCTCTTCAAACATAATTTTCTGATTGAGATCTTCAAAATATTCTGCTTTTATAAAAGGAATAGTTTTGCGAAGGTATTCTTCATTATATAAGAGATTTCTAAGAATTAGAAATTCAACGTTGTCCATAACTAAATTCTTTTTGTGCAATTTCATCAAGTGCTTGCATCACATCATCAGTAAAATACTCTTCAGGATTAGCAAGAATTTGTTTAGCATATATTTTCTTACCATTCATTTCATACCTACCAGCAACATTCTTCCACAATCCTCCAATCTCTCCCAATTCTAGGAGACCATAGTAACGATCTAGACCACGCTCATCATAATATAAACGAATTTCTGCAATTTTATTTTCTTTACTTAAACGTGATTTGTGAGTCTTAGCTTTGATAATGTTTCCGATAATTTCTTTTCCATCTTTCTCTTTTTTCTTGCTAAGATATATGATTGTACTTGCAGCATACTTGAGTCCCGAACCTCCTCCCATTTCTTTAGTTGGTACGTAAGCTCCGATGACATCATACGTATGGTTTGTGACAATGAGTGGGACATTCGCTTGGCCGAGTTTGAGAGTAAGCATTCTAAATGCACCTTTCACAAGTTGAGATTTAGTCATATCACGGACTTGTTTATCGTCCAGTGCATCTCTAATTTCTTTTTCTGTGGAAAGCATTCCCAAGGAGTCTAACACAAACATACATGGTTTGCGATCCTCTATGGGCATTTGTAGATATTTATCAACTGCCCTTAATGCTTTACCTCTAAACTCCTCAATGGTTACCACATTAATTACAACTAATCTATTAAGATCTATACCACGAGACTCAAGTAATCCTTTATTAACAGCAGCCTCAGTATCGAAATAAAGACAGTAACCATCAGGATTAGAGTCCAAAAAGTTCTTGACAACTGCGAGGGAGAAGTAAGTTTTTCCTGTAGAGGTTTCACCAGCGATGGCAGTAATGCGATTGCTAGATACGCCACCATAAATGGAACCCGACACCAATCCATTAAAGATGTATGAACCTGTGTCGATGTATTGTTCTGTTCCGTCGATGTCTTTTGCGAGTTGGGTGAAGTCATCCCCTATTTCTTTTACAATTTCTTTCAGAAAATCCATAATTAATCATCATGTTTGTGTTCAAGTTTACCAGACATTTCATATGCACCTTTGTTTCCACCATGCCCATGTGCAATGCCTAGTTCATGCATTTTAGCATGTTCATCAATAGGGTCACGTAAATCTACTTTACCTGGTCCGACTGTTAACCACAGTCCATAACCCATAATAAAGAACAATAATCCTACGATAATAAAAACTAAAATCATTAGTAAAATCTCTCGTTGTTGTAAGGTCTTCCAACTTCTACTTCAATAGCATCAAATATTCTAAGTAATGCTCCTGCATATGCTCTGTATCCTGCACCAACATACACTTGACCAGCAACTACAGAGAATGTAGCAATACCCCAAAATAGATAATAAAATCTAGATTTAACTTGGTTTCTTCGTTTTTCAGTTTGTGTTGTCATAATAATCATTATTTGAATTCACATTCTACCATAATCTCTGTCAAACAGGCAAGTAGGTTTATTTCTTGGTCTGCTACGAACGCAATTTGGTATTGGTACTTTGCAATAATAAGAACAGCAGCAGGAATAGTGCTAGGGACAAGGGATTCGTTAAGACTATCGTAAATGCGACGAAGTAAAACAGAAGAATCATTGTCCAAGTTATTGACACACCATTTACGTACTTCCGAAAAGTTCTTTTCTTTGAGGTTTTTAATGAGATCATTTACTTTTACATCACTAAAGTGGGCAAGTATACCAGTATCTATCTTTCCACCAACAGAATATCTTTGACACTCATTAAGAACTCTTCTCCAATCAGGGAAATGTTTGTTAATGAGTTCTGCTAGGACTTTCTTATCTGCCTCAATATGTTCTTGCTCTAAGATTGATATTAATCTTCCGAAGAATTTTGCTGCGATCTCTTGTTTATACTTTCCCTGAATACCAAACTCAACCACAGCACATCTCGAATGCAAGGGTTCAATGATTTTATTTTTATAATTGCAAGTGAAAATGAATCTACAGTTTTTGGAGAACTCCTCAATAGACGCTCTAAGGAGGAGTTGTACGTCGGGAGTGGTATTGTCTGCTTCATCGATGATGATAACTTTGTGTTTCGACTGACTCGTGAGAGATACCGTAGACGCAAAGTTCTTGGCATTATTCCTAACAGTGTCAAGAAAACGCCCTTCATCCGATCCATTAATGACATAATAATCTGCTCCTAATTGTTTGCAGAGTGCCTTTGCTACTGTAGTCTTACCAATACCTGGAGGACCAGACAATAACATATTTGGAATTTCACCCCTATTTAGAAAATCATTAAAAGTCTTCTTAATAGTTTCTGGGAGAATACAATCATCAATAGTTTGAGGTCGATACTTTTCAACCCAAATAAAATCACTCATTCTTCAAGTTTTCTAGAATGTTTTTGTATGCTTCTACTATATCACCTTTATCCTTTCTGAACAAGTCTTTATCCATACTTTCATGCGTTCCCTTTTTCCAGAGTCGCATCGAGTCAGGTGATAATTCATCAGCCAAGCATAAATTGCCGTTAGAATCATATCCATACTCCAATTTAAAATCAACTAAAGTAAGATCTATTTTATCAAATATATCTGTAAGAATATCATTTATTTTAATAGCACTACTACGTAATTCAGAATATAAAATTTCAGTATATCCCATACGTTCCATTCTATCTGTAGTAAGAAGTGGATCATCCTTTGAATCATCTTTAAGATAAAACTCAACTAAAGGTGGATACAAAAAAATACCTTCTTCAATATAAGTTTGCCTACAAAGTGATCCAGCAGCAACATTTCTTACTACAACTTCTACAGGAATAATTCTAACCCTCTTACATGACATAATTCTTTCAGGAAATGTATCAATGTAATGAGTTCTTATTCCATGATCTTCCATCTTCTTAAAAAAGAATTCGGAAATTTCCATGCAGACCTTTCCTTTTCCTTGAGGAAAATCTACCTTCCTACCATTACCAGCAGTAACCTTATCCTCATATTGTATGAGGACTTTATCAGGTTCAGATGTACTGAAAACAGTTTTCACCTTCCCCCGAATTATTTCAGTATCACTCATATTTTTTTAAATACACCCAATTTTATTAAGATGTAGATTGTGAGAGTTGTCCAAAAGACAACTTCTAGTCCAATATAATTCATTATCCAAAAGTGGAATCAGGTTCTAAAGCAATATAATATGTTAGATTATAATTGCTGTTTGTAAATTTAGATAGTAGTTTAGATGAAACAACTACATCATAAGCACCAGGAATAATCTTGATGTTCTCAACCTTAAAGTTGAATACAAACTGCTTATCAGTTTCACCTACGATAATAGAATACTCATTCGATGTATCGTTCTTCTTATCCCTTACAACAAGGCGAATCTCATTGTCCTGCCCTATTAGGGATAAATCAGGTAACTGATATATTGCTGCTGCTTTAAGCAACTTCTCAAGAGAAGTACTCTCTAACTGGAAGTGAACATCTTCAGTTGGAAGAGTAATTTCCTTATCTGGTGGAGAAATAATAACTGCAGGATCAGCATAAAAATACTTCACCTTACGTCTTCCCTCACGAATAGTAAGATAAGAATCTTCTTTAAAATCAAGATCAGGATCTTGATGAAGACTCATTCCATTTAAGAATTGATTCAAATCATAAACAGCAACATCTCTAGGAAATTCTTCAGCAATATCTGCTTCAGCAAGAATGTTCTTCGCAACAGAAATGGTGCGTAAGTGTGTTCCCTTCTTTACAAGAATGGAATTATTAATACTAGCAAAGTTCTTAAGAACTGTTAATGTATTATCAGAAAGTTTCATAACCACGGGTCGGAGTTTCATTTAATTGCCCACTAAAATGGTAGAGTAGGAGTGAATAGTGTAATGCTTTTAGTATATCACGTTTTGCTTGTCCCTTCTTATCATAGCGACTCAAGTACTTTATTGCATTGGATCTACAAAATGCCTCTGCATCTCCTACAGATTCGATAAGATCAAGTGTCTGGACGTTATTATTGTCAGAAGTATAATGTCCACCATAAGTGGTAGAAATATATTCCTGAAGAGCTTTGATTGACTCATCTTCTTTATACTTTCTAGGATTATTTGATTCTATACCAGGAGTAGGAAGGTTTACACCATCCATACTTGCAAATAAATCCACATCAGGAATATTAATATTCAAAGTATCAACACTTGCTGTGTTTCCTACTCCCAAATCAAAATAAACAAATTGATCACTACTCAATCCAATGTGATGGGCAATTGAATCATCATTATCAGCAAATGTGTTGAATGATAATGGATAATCACCAAGATCTAAAGCATCACCACCATCTATAGTGAGAATGTCATCACTTGTTTTACCTACAACCCGATCTGCTCTTGCCCTATCCTTTGGGTCAGTAAAGGGGTTTTCTCTGTCTGGATCATTACGAGTGTAATCATACCATGCATCAGAATGTTGAATATCATAATTATTCAATGCATCCTTTAATGGACTGTCTTCATTAGCAGTATTACCTGCTCCCACATAAGGTGGCCATGGACTACCAGGAGTCCATTCAAAGCCACCAGATAACTCAATATCTTTGAGTTTTTTATCCATATACAATATAATTCTTTCTTAAATTATATCAACTTTTCTCTTCTGAGTCAACTGGCAATTGAAAATCAGCATCAACTTTATCATAAAGTTCTAAGAAGGATTGTTTAGTCTCCTCATCAAATCTGTTCACACAAACTTGAATTGCTTTTGCTTTATCATTAAAGATAGAATAAGCACGAACAATGTGAACCAATCTTCTTGTACTGATGATCTCTTCAATACCACCATCATAGAAAGTTTTACGAATGATATCACCCCAATCAACTAACTTCTGACAGAATTTAGTATCAGTTACTCCAAGAGTAGAAGCAATACCACCAAGTATTCTCTTCTCTACAGCAGGTGATGGATACTCTTGCTCAAAGGTTACTGGAAATCTTTCAAGGAAAGCTTCATTAAGTACATTAGTACCAATGAATCTACCATCATCAGATCCTTTACCCTTTGTATTAGCAGTTGCTACTACATTAAAACCTGCTGCTGGTTGAATAAACTTACCAATCTTCTTTAGAAACAGACCCTTCCCTTCAAGAATGGGTTGGAGACAGAGGATTTTGTTTGAAGCCAAGTCAATTTCGTCGAGTAACAAGACTGCACCTCTTTCGAGTGCTTCAATGACAGGTCCGTTATGCCAAACTGTTGCCCCATCCACAAGGCGAAACCCACCAATAAGATCGTCTTCATCTGTTTCAATAGTAATGTTTACACGAATTAGTTCTCTCTTAAGAGAAGCACATGCTTGCTCTACCCCAAAAGTCTTACCATTTCCAGAGAGGCCAGTAATAAAAGTAGGATAAAATAACTTACTTTGAATAATTTTTTTAAGGTCTGTAAACGGACCGAATTTGACGAATGTATCATCTGTTTCTGGTACTAAATTTTGTTGAACTTGAGGTTCTACGGAAGGAGCATTAAAAGACTTTTCAATATTCTCTACTGCCTTTGTGGTTACTTCAAGATTCCACTTACCACGACCTACACTAAATTCTTTAATCTTCTTAGTAACGGTTTGATAAGCAATATCGTTCATTCTACAAAACCCTCTCACATCAGCAGCAGTGAATTCGGATCCATAGTTTGCTTTCAAACCATCAATAATTTCTTCACGAGTCATTTTAATTTCAAAGGTCATAATGTAATTTGTTTTCGATATACTTATAATACATCAAAAAAGGGTCGGATCGACCCATAGTGGACACTTATTTTATTGTCTATACTTCTTTACACTCTCTTCCCATTCCTTCATGGATGATTGTAATTGACCTTCATTATCCTTTGGATCTAATTTATCATATCCTTTCATCTTTTTCCATTGATTATACAATGCACCTAATATCCAACTAGATGAAAGGCTATTAGGTCCGTTTTCAAGTAATTCAAGATGCCTTTTATTACTAGTATAAGCTTTATACTCTTCTCTCCAATTTGAATCATCATAAAGTTTATTTGCCATAGGTAAAAGTCTTTCCTTTAATTTTTGTATCACCTTCTGGTGAGGTTCTACCAGGTTTCATCGTTCCTGCAGTAAATCTTTTAACAGGTTTACCTGCAGATTTACCGAGTCCACCCTTTCGGGTTGCCGTTACTGTACCAGTCTTTTTGGTTTGTGTCAACACTGCATCCTGACCATACTTCTTACCAAGTGCTTTTACTGCTTTCTTAAACTTCCTCTTACCCTTTTTACCAGAAGTTACTACATGACTTCTCTCTTTAACCTTTGTGGTTTTACCAGTATCATCATCCTTCTCATCCCATCTTCCAGATACCTTAGTAGCACCTGGCAAACCTTTACCCTTTATATCACGATCTAATTGTTTAGCTCTTGCCTTATTTTCCTTAGAAGATTTGTCACCACGACTTCCAGAGATAATTGCCATACCTCCTTTATCAGACTTACTTTTTATTCTAGAGAGACTACTCTCTTGCATAAACTCTTTATAGGTCTTCATGCTTTGCGACAATTCCTAAACTTATTTATTCTTCTTTGTCTTCTAATACATCTAAAAGATACTCATATTTTTTAAAAGTAACACCCTTCTTTGATAAAAGAATCATCTTTGATACAGTCATTTCCTCACTGTAAAAGATAACTGGTTGTTGTTTACAATCTCCACTCATCAATCTTTCTCCCTTACTACTGCCTTATAATAATCAAGTCTTTTACGTAAAATAAGAACTTCTTTTTCAAGTTCTTCGTTTTCTTTTTCTAACTGTTCGATGTGTTCTTCGTATACAATGTACATAATTTTAAAATAAAGAATACCATAATATAAAATATCTACCGTTTCGTTAAATATTTAATCATTTAATATTCTCTTAAGGTGTATATCCTTTACGTTTCTTCCAATCAGAGTACATACGACCATATATCATACCTTCATAGGACTTTAGTTTATCACCATTAAGTATTTCTTGTTCCCTTTCGGTTCTCTCAACACTCATAGCACTATACTCTTGTTCCCAATTAGGAATTTCTTTAATCCATTCTGCTGTCATGCCACTAACTCCATAAATTGACTGAGAACTTTCTTATTTAGTTTCTTGACCTTAAGAGACTTAACAAATGCTCTCTTGATATCTGCCTTTGAATCTGACTTAGGTTCAAACTCAGCATCTTGTGCAAGAGTAGCAGATGACATTGCAAAGTAAGCATCATATCCAGAATTCTTAATAGTAAAGCTCTTATTCTTTGACCAATCTTTCTTAAAAATATCAAACTCTTTACTATACTCATCTG